GAAGCAAGTTCAACTTTGTATATAAATTCAACTGAAACATGGTCAGATGATTATACAAAATTTGGTGCAGTTTCTACGTTAACTTTAATGGAGATCGCAGGATGAGTCGTGTAGTAGTAAACGAGATTCAAGCAAAAGTTGGTAACGATATTAGTTTTAATGATGCGGCTAAGATAGATACGTTAAAAGGTAAGACAACTGCAGGTTCTATAAGTATACAAGGTGAAGGAAGTAACACAACCAATTTACAACAAGGGTTAGCTAAACAATGGATACATTTTAACGGAAGTGGAACTATAGCCATATTGGATTCATTTAATACTACTACAATAGTAGACAATGGTAGTGGTGATTACCAAGTTACAATAGCTAACGACATGAGTAATGTTAATTATTCTGTTTCAGGAACAATGTGTTATCCTACTACTGGAAATTCAAGTGCAGCAAGACAAGGACCTGCTGTAAATGAACACGCAGTAGGAAGTTATCAAGTTTATTGTGGAAGTAATACGACTACTCTAGATGATGTTGCTGTAATAAACTTGCAGACTATGGGAGATTTAGCATGAGTTATTTAGGAGCAAATGCAAATTCTACTGTAGAGTTAAGAAGTACAAGGTTTAGATTTACAGCCACTGAAGGTCAAACAACTTTTAGTGGTAATGATGCAAATGGTGTTTCATTATCAGGTGTTGATAGTTCAAGTCATGTATTTTTAAATGGTGCTAAACTTTCTCCAGACGGTGACTTTTCAACTAATGGTGCGAACGTTGTATTATCAACTGCGGCTTTCTTAAATGACATATTAGAAGTAGTAGAAGTTACGAGCGTTACAGTAACAGACGTTGGTGGAGCAGCAAAAAGAAGTGGTGATACGTTTACTGGTGGAGTAGCGGCACCAACAGTATCACTAAGTAGTTCTGATCAACCTACTGGAAATCAAGCCGTAAAATATACTAATACACCTTGGCTAGGAACTAATTCAATAATAAGAACAAATGCAAATAATATTGCAGAGAACATTACTATTGATTCTGCATCTAATGGTATGAGTGCCGGACCAATACAAATTGATTCAGGTTTTACAGTTACAGTAAATGGTGAATGGAGTATAGTATGAGTACATTAAAAACAAACACAATACAAGCAGCGACTGGTTCGATAGTTAGTGTTGCAGCTGGACACACCTTTGCTCCAGTAGGACATGTGATACAAACAAAATCTTTTACTATGACTTCAACAACAACTACAACATCAGATGGTTTTGTAGATACTGGTTTACAATTGGCCATAACTCCTTCTTCAACATCAAGTAAAATATTAATAACTGGATTTATATGCGTTGGTGGTAGTTATTTTAAAACTTATATACGCTTACTCAGAGGTAGTACAGTTTTATCAGTAGGAGATGCTGCAAGTAATAGACCACAAGTTTATGCAGGAGCACACCCAGGTGGCCCAGATTGGGATTCTTACAGTGTAACACCAATTCCTTTAAATCTTTTAGATTCACCAAACACAACATCTTCAGTAACTTATAAGGTAGATTTTAGACCCTATAATCATACAGCTACTACTTCATATATTAATAGAAGTGCTAGTGATAGAGATAATGCAGACTATGATGAAAGAAGTATATCAGTAATGACTCTACAGGAGATTGCAGCATGACAACTAAATTAAGAGCAAGAAGTTTTGCAGACGGTGCAATAACTGCAGCAAAGATAGCTACAGACGCTGTAGGTCCTTCTCAAATAAATTTAGGTGCAAACTATGCTTTCACTGGAACTGTAACTGGAGCCGGAAGTAACATAAAAGAAATGTTTACTGGTGTATGTGACGGTAGAAGTTTTACCTTGTCATCTGGTACTTACACATTAGAAAATGTAACCGCAGAGTTTGTTATGACTGATAGTTATGTAGACATCACTGGCAGTTCAATAACATACACACCTCCGTCAGGAACTACTGATGTGATTTATAAATTTATAACTCACACTAATGCACAAGGATACTCAGGAATACATCACCAAAAATTTTTTATTGATTCGACAGAAGTTATTCCTGCTTACAGAAGCGTTGTCCCAGGTGAATATATATCAAATCGTCATAACAATTCAACACACGTATTTGAATATACAATTAAATGTAACGCAGGAAGTGATGATGCTGAAAATGCAAAGTTTAGTTCTTGGACGTCGTCTAAAACGTTAAAACTACAAGCTCGCAGGTATAGTTCCAGTTATGCATGCGAGTTACACAGTAATCAATATAGAGACGGTGGTACCGCACCGTCACCTTATACTTTTGCGGCTCCTACATTAACAATAATATCGATTGGATAGAAAGGTAATATGGCATACATAGGTAGACAACCAGCATTCGGAGAGTTTAGAAAAGTCGACGTATCGTCTTGGACGTTTAACGCTTCAACTGCTGCATTTCCACTTGGTAAGCAAGTTGGTAATGTAAATCAATTAATAGTATCACTTAACGGTGTTATTCAGAATCCAACTGATGATTATAATCTCGAGGCCGGTGGTAATAATTTAGCGTTTACTACGGCACCTGATTCTGGAGACTCTTGTTTTGTGATGGTTATGGGAGACGTAGGCGGTCCACCAATCGTAACAGGTGGTGTTACTGCTGATATGTTAGCCGCTAACTTAAAAACATTTTCAGAATTTACAAGAACGTTTCAAGGCGAATCTGATAGTTGTAGTTTAAATTTTACTCCATCTGCAAAAGGTGCTTTATTAGTAAGTATTGATGGAGTAGTTCAGGCTCAAAACAACTTTACTTTAAGTGGAAGTACAATATCATTTGACTCTGCTCTTGACTCAGACTCAGTTTTAAGAGTTGTTGATCTTGGAGTAAAAGCAGGTGTATTTACACCGGTCACGGGTTCAGTAACGAATGGCACACTCGCTGACGCTGCGGTTCAGGTATCTAACTTAGATTCATCATTAGTTATAAATAATGTACCAATAAGAGTTAATACTCAAAATATTATAAGTAGTATAATAATAGACTCTGGTAAAAACGCATCAGTGATAGGACCAATAACAGTTGACTCTGGTGTAAATATAAGAGTAAACGGAAATTTTACGGTGTTATAATGGCAGGAATAGTAGGACTTACAGAAATACAACATCAAAACGGCACAAGTGCCATGACAATTAATTCAAGTGGCCAAGTTGCTTTTAGTAACAAAAAAATATCTTTTGTCTTAGTGTATGCTCAAGGTTCAGATGGTTACAATACTATTAGTACTGGTTCATATTTACCTTTAAATGCAGTTTATCAAAGTAAAGGAACTGGAGCAGCTGATTACAATACTACAACATATAAGTATACTGCACCAGTAAATGGAATTTATAATATTAGTCTAGCTGGTATAACTAACGGTACATCATCACACTGGAATTTGGACATTGATGGAACAGAACAATATACTTTTACGTGGAGTGCAAGTAGAGAATATAATAGTACAATTAATCACTATTTAAATGCTGGAGAAGTTGTTGGTTTTAAAAGTGGTAATACATCAGGTTATTACAGACATAGTGCTAGCTTACCGAGTAGTTTACATTATACTTATGCTTCTTTTTATCTAGCAGAAGAAATAGTAGGATAGAATATGACAGGTCAAATAAATGTAAATAAAATTGCGGCAAGAACTGGAACAACTATAACAATTGATACTGGTGATGCACTCGACGTAACTTTAGTAAAAGGTGAAGGTTCTGCGACCACTAATTTAAAACAAGGGTTGGCTAAATCGTGGACAAGATTTAATGGTTCAGGAACGGTTGCTATGGAAGATAGTTTTAATGCTACAAGTTTAACAGATCATGGAACTGGTCAGTACAGTTATTCTTTTGTAAATGCAATGGCTAACGCAAATTATTTGCCAAATATGTATGCTAGAGATGAGTCATATGATAGAGCTATAATGGTTCACGGAGCTACAGGTGGTGATTCTTCTTATTCTATGTTAACTGCTTCAGCTTTAGGTGGATTTACTACTGTGTGGACTGGAGGAGGGAACTGGTCTGCAGGAACTGACACAGAAAGAAATGGTATGTGTGTACATGGAGATTTAGCATGACTACTATATTTGTTAATAATATAAAAAATATATCTGGTGGAGATCCAGTAAATATTAATGAAGTTAAAACCGACAAAATAACTGGTAAAACAACAGCAGGTTCTATTACAATTCAAGATGTAGGTTCTGCCACAACTAATTTGCAATCAGGTTTAGCGAAACAGTGGTTGTATTATAATCAAGTAGCCAATAGTGTAAAAGGTAGTTTTAACACTAGCAGTGTAGTAGACGGTGCTGCAGGTAGAATTTCAATTAGTTTAACGTCGGCATATACAAGTCTTGATGAATACATAGCACTTGGATATGGAAATGCTTATAACGGAGATTCTTGGAGCGCTAGCAATACAACTGCAGTTAAAGTCAATTGGGCATTTACTAACACAACTAGTTTGTATGATTTTACTAATCATGCAGGTGCATACACCGATGGAACATATTCGTATGCAGTATCATTTGGAGATTTAGCATAATGCCAATACAAAGAGTAAAACCAAAATTTTCACACGTTAAAGATGTATCCATATTGCATGCATCTTTACCAGCTGGAAGTATAGTAAAAACTGAAACAACACCTTTCACTGACTTTGGTACGATAGATGTTACGACTACACAAAATGAAACTTTAATTCCAGGGTCAGAACAAAGCTTTACAAGATCAGTAGCAAACAGTAAAATACTTGTGATATATAATTTAAAAATGACAAGTTATTTGACTGTGTATCTTAATATGCAAAGGAAAATAGGAAGTGGAAGTTATGCAACTGTTTCAACAGGAGCTGCTGGAACTCAAAATGGCAGAACATCTAGTAGACAAGTATTAGGAGCGCATTACAACCTTACAACTGTAAACGCTATGGGTTATGGTATTCATGCAGACTTTTATCAGTTTCTTGATTCTACGAGTACAGGTTTGACGGATACAACAGATGCAATAACTTATAAAATAACAGCTTATTCAAACACTAATGGTTATGATGTTATGTTAAATATTGATGGCTATAATAGTTCTAACTACAATAGCACAGTTGAGTCATCAGTAACCTTCATGGAAATTAAAGTATAAATAGTCATATTAAAAGGAGACAAAAATGAAATATGATATACCCTCTGCGCTTCAAGCTCTTAAACCGGGGGCTGAATGGGTTTTAAGAGGTGACGCATGGTCTGGCTTGGAATGGCTAGATAAAAAGCAAGCTGTTCCAACAGAGAAAGAAGTTACTGATAAGATTGCAGAAATGGATTCAGCCGAAGGAATGAGATTACTTCGCGTCGAAAGAGATGCAAAACTTGCGGCTTTAGATTGGGAAGTAATAAAAGCTTACTCATCTGGGATTGCAGTAGATAGTGATCTTAAAACTCATATGCAAGCTTTAAGAGATTTACCATCTTCAGCTAAGCCAATAACAGATTCGAGTGGTGATTTAGTCGATTCATCTGTAACTTGGCCGATAAGAGCAAGCTAATGACGAGAGCAAGAGAAACAGCAAAATCAGGTTTTCTTACGGAAAAAGCTTTTCCTACAGGATCTAATGTAATCTTTAGACTAAATGATCAAAACCTTGATACGAGTGTTACTATCGATTCTGATAAAAATGCGATGGTTGCTGGTCCTCTTTCAATAGATAGTGGTCAAACATTAACGTTACAAGGTAACTTAAGTATAGTATAATGGCAAGTATTTTAAAAGTAGATAAAATTAGAGTATCAGGCGGAGATAGTGATACAATAAGTTTTGACGGCACTGGTAATATTACAATACCAAAAAATGTAACTTTCAGTGGTACTGTAGATGGCGCAAGTCCTGTTTCAGTTATATCTAATAGTACAACTCCAGCAACTGATGTAGCATCAATTGAAATTGATTTAGATACAAGTGGCATTTATCGCTATCAAGAATTACATATGCATCAAGTTTATCATCATACCGGTGGTGGTGCAAATCTATACATGACTATGAGAGATGAAGACACTGGTAGTTATCTTGGATCAGGGTTATATACAAGTATATGTCATGGTGCACAACAAAGCAGTAGTGGTAATCATACTGGTGATGATGGTGCTTGGAACGGTAATTATTTTAAACTACATTGGTATGGTTTAGGTGATGACGCAACATATCGATATAGTCATCAAATAATAAGATTTGTTGATGTTGATACAACAGCACAAAGAACAATTTATCATTTTACGCAATTTGGCAATTCATCAGGTGCACAAGAAGTTGTGCAACATGGTGCTGGAACAGTACTTCATAATTCAAAAAATGATAGATGTAAAATATATACAAGTACAGGAAACATAAGCTATAAAGGTTATACACTATACGGTTATAAGAGATCATGAGTAGATTAATAGTAACAAATGTTGAAACTCAGAATATAAAGTTTGATTCTGACACAACGGCTTTTACTATAGCATCTGATGGTACCACTACTGGAACTGGTGCTAATAAGACAGTTATATTAGCAAATGATACAACCGGTGGAACAACTTTATCAGAGATAGAGTTTGATTTATCTATGGATACTTCATACATTTATCAAAGATTTATAATTGAAAATGTATACGCTAGTGCAACACAAGACTTGTTACTTCGAACGAGAAGAGCTTCAGATAATACATATTTTACAGGAAGTAATTCTTATGCGTATGCTTATATATACGCCACTTCAGCAGGTGTCGGTGGATCTGGAAATAATGGACAAACTTATGGAAGAATTGTAGGTCATGGTTTAGGAAATGCTAGTAATGAAACCTCTACATTTTATATTGATGTTAATAATAACGCATTAAGTGGCACAGGAAAATATACTAAATTTACTATAGCTAGAGTTGGTTGGCACTCAACACCACACATGGTTTCTGAATTTAATACTTGTTTAGAACAAGCAACTACTACAACAAATAGATTTAAATTATATACAGCTAGTGGAACTATAAGCTATTCAGGATATACACATTTAGGATTTAAGAGAAGTTAAAGGAGAAAAAAAATGCCAAGATTTAAAATGGTAAACGGGGAAAGAATCCAGTTTACGGCAGAAGAAGAGAAAGCTCGTGATCTTGAAGAAAAGATATGGGCTGACGGTTCACCTGAACGCAGAATGGCTTCATTAAGAGAGCAGCGTAACCAGCTATTAGTCGAAACAGATTGGTATGGAATGTCTGATGTAACTATGGATTCAGATATGACAGTATACAGACAAGCACTAAGAGATATTACAAAACAAACACCAAGTGATGATGCGTTAAGTAATATTACATGGCCAACAAAACCGGAGTAAAAAGTGGTAAGTACACTTAAACTAACAAAGATCCAGATACCTAATAGTGACAGTGACGTATTGTCATTCAATTCAAGTACAGGCATTATGACTTTTCATAAAGATATAAAGGGTGAAGGTACTAATACAACTAATTTACAACAAGGATTGTGCAAAACAAGAGGTAACATTGATGGTGATGCCGGTACAGCTGTCTTGCACTCTGGAAGTGACTCTTTAAACGTAGGCGGTATAACAGATGTGGCACAAGGAAGATACACAGTGACAATGACAAACAACTTCGCAAATGCTTTTTATCAACAAGCAAATCATGCAGGATATAGAGACGACGCAAATGGAGTAGATTATGGAATGACTTTAGGAACATATGCATATGGAAGCAAAACAACAAGCGAAAATCCTTTAGCTATGACATATACTAACGGATCACATTATGATTGTGATCATGCAATGTTTACATTTTTCGGAGACTTAGCATGACAATTAAAACACCTGAATTTCAAGGTACACATTTATGGAATAGACTACATTGGGCTAAAGAAAATTTAGACGGTGTACAAAGCGATTATAGAGTAATATGGGAAGATCCTGCAGAACCGGATTCACCTGCAAAAGTTACGATTCCTGATCCAAACTGGATGGCTTGTGCATTACAAGGTGGTATATTACCACCTATTGAAGTTTACTGGGCTTTAGCAGAAGATGAGGCAAAATCTGATTTTAAGAAACATACTCGAGGTTATTTACTACATAACACAAAACCGATTGATAAGATGACTGAAGAACAAGCAATTGAATATTTAATTATGAAAGATATACCACAAAGAGTGTGGAAAGATTATGAAAAATCAAATCGTAGAAGATTAATGATTTGTAAAAAACAAAATCTACCAAGTCATAGAACGTGGCGTAATGCTTGGAAGATTAATCAAGAAGTAGCATAAGGAGATAAAGATGACTACA